TCACGATGCCAAACACATCGGCACGCATTGCGTTACCACCATCCGTAACGTTATCGACTTGCTCGGCAAGCTGTCCGGTACTACCGGCAGTCTTTTCCGTTGCGTCGGCCGTTCTGCTCGCCGCACTTTTCAGCTCGGCAACCTCAGTACGCAGCGCCCGAATCTCGGCAACTAAAGCTTCATTGCCACCAGACCCCGCGCGCGCGAGAACAGACATCAGCGCCCGGTTATCCGCTGCCGGGATGATTCGCTCACCCTGGTGGACAAGCGCCGGCATCGTCTCCGGCACAAAGTTCGTGCCGACGGCGAATGGGTGCAGCTTCTTGTACTCATCCGAGTCCACGAACCTGGACTTGATCGTTTCCATTGAAGCGCCAGACTTCAGCCAGTAATCGAGCCCAGCTGCGTCTGCCGTACGCCCTAACAGATCGTGGTACAGCTTTTGTACCTGTGCCTCTGCCGAATTGGAGATCGCGTCAGTGATGGTCGACAGCGGCGTGCCACCTGCCGCAATGTTCTGCCAGTAGTCCAGCCCGGCAGCGTCAGGAGCACGACCAAGTGCAGACTGATACGTCGCCGCAATAGCTGACACACCAGCGACAGACGAATTTCCTTTAGCCGCAAGGATCGCAGTCCCCACCCCTTTGAGCGCTTGCTCGATATTTAGCCCTGTCGTGCTGATTCCCTTGAGCACATTGACCTGCTCTTGGGCCTTGGTCAGCATCAGGTCGTACTGCTCGACCTGCTTTTTGTCCAAGTCGAGCTGCGCTTGCTGCGTATCCAGCTGGTCGCCAGTGACGGACCCGAGTGCAGCAATGTCGTTCTTGGTCTGGTACAGGTCGCGCAAGTAATCCTGGTATGACCTGAACTGGCTCGACACGTCCTCCGTCACTACGCTAAGGGCTTTTTTCAGCGACGCCACCTGATCATCGGAAAGCGAACCACCGGCCTTCGTTATGGCTAGGTTGGCGCGAATTTCTGCCTGAGCCGCTTGACGTCGAGATAGCTCAGTTCCCGGCACTTTGAAGCTATCCAGGGTGCTGGCGATCGAATCCGTGAGCCCCTTCAGCCGGTTGACCGCCTCAGTCTCCTTGTCGATGCGCTTCTGCAGCAGATCCTTCTCGCGACCGACTATCCCCTGCAGCACTGAGTAGGCATTGTCGACGTTGTTAAGCAGGGCAGAGCCATCGCTCTTGACCTTATCGATTGCATCTGCCGCGGCTTGCAGATCCCAAAGTTTCTGGGTTGCGGCCCTCATTGCAGGGCTCAGGTCAGCCAAGGCAAGAGCATGCTGCCTCTCCAGCACCGTCGCTTCGCCCACCTTGTCGTTTAGCAGCTTGTAGGTCTGCGCTTGGATGTCCAGCAGGTCCCTGGTGGCTCCCCGCTGCGCATCGACAACCGTTTTAAATGCCGGTGCGATCGACATCAATTCGGTGTAGGCTTTTGCACCTGCCTCAGTCGTGGTGTCCAGGCAGACGACAAAATCTTGGAACACCTTTATCGCGTTCTCACCCGAGGACGATAGGCCATACTGTGCCAGCGTTGGGTCGATGCGAGACTTCAGCGCTGCGGCCTGCTCCTGTTCGCTGAAGAAATTGGTCAGGAAGTACTCGCCCTGACTGGTAAACTTATCCAGCCCACCGGCCAGCTGCACCAGGCGGTCGCGCGCGCCAGCAGAAGCTACGCCGACCTCGCCGAATGTCTTGCCAAACGACTGGAACACAATGTCGATCGTCTGGTATTCGGACCCAATGCGGGCCAGGGTCTCGAGGTAACCCTCGCCGACCTGCTGCAAATCCTGCAGGCCGCCTACGGCAAACTGCGCCAAGTCGTCGCCGAGCTTCGAGAAGATCGACTCCACTGCTTTTTGCAGATCGTCGCCCTTCAAATCCTTCAGGCTGACCTTGCCGATGTCGATTACGAAGCTATTCAGCTTGTTGGCGAAGTCGTCGCCCGAAAGTCCAAGCAGCTCACCAGCAGTCTTGACGCTACCCGCCAGGGACTTAATGACGGCAGCGAACTGAGTGTTTGCCGCAGCGCCAAGCGACTTCGAGTCCGTCCAATCTTTACCGCTACTGAACCAACCACCTGACTTGTGCATGTCGGCGTACTGCATACCGCTCACGCCCTTAGCTAGCGCATCAGCCAACGACGTTGGACTCAGCGTGAAGCCGGTGTCTGCCACCGAGGTCTTCCCGCCGAAGATGCTGCTCATCACGTTGCCGAGGAAGCCGCCGCCGAACGAGTTTGTTGTCGCCGCATACTTCCCGGTGACGTCGGTCGACCGTACCAGCTGGCTCGCGAAGCTGCCGATATTCGTATCGATGCTGCGCAGGGAGGCCAGCATGTTGTAGTTGATCGAAAGGCCCTGGTAGGTATTCTTCTCGACCGCATCGAGCGCGTTCTTGATCGACTCTGACTTCGCGTCGCCGTCGCCCAGCACCGACCCGGTACCCTGCTTCTTCTGGCGATCCTCTGACATGCCGACGCCGGCGCCGCCAACACTGCCCATTATCTTGGCGCCGATGCCAACGACGGCAGCAAGGGTAGCAGCACCCGCAGCCAGGTTCAGCGGGAATGGCATTGAGGCGATCGCCTTCACTACCGCGGTCACACCCCAAGCGCTCGCCTCAGTCGCAGCCAGGCCAGTTGATGCGGCGGAAGCCGTAGCCTCGCCGGACAGCTTCGCCGCATTCAACGCAGCATTCGCTGCCACCTCGGTCTCTTTGAAGAAGATCTTCTTCGTCATCGACTCGATGGCCATCACCATCTCGGCAGCCCGGTACGCCTTCTCCACGCCCTGCAGGACCTTGTAGCCCTTGGAGTTTTGGTCGAAGAAGCCCTTTGCAGCGCTGGCCATGTCGCCGTAGCTCTTGATATGAGCCTGGGCCGATGCCTCGGCAGCCATTTGGTTTGCACGGGCTAACTTCGTCGGGTCGCCGCGCGCATCCTTCGTCGCGCTTGCCAATTGAGCGGCGATAGCAGCTTGGGTACGTTCATAGCCCGTTAGCGCAGTGGTCATTCCGCCGATCGATTCTCCGACCGCGCCGAACGATCTTGCCATGCCCTGCGCGGCAGATTGCGCCGCTTGGTCGACAGCCGAAAGAATGTCTACGAGCTCCGCAGCGCGGGCAATATCAGCATCCGAGATCGACACTTGCAGGCTGTTTGCGTACCAAGTCTTGAACTCACCCTGTAGCTTTTTCTGCGCCTCTGTGCCAGCCCCAGCAGCATCAATAAGTTCCCTCCATTTATCAGCCTCGATATCGAGCAGCGCCTTTTGGCGAGCCCGTGGATCGGAAATTGATTCGGCCGAAAACTTAAGGTTTTCCCGTCGAAGCTGATTCGCCGCAGCGAGCGCTGCCTTTTCGTTCAGCACACCACCAACTGCTGCCTTAGCCGCCTCAGCCTTCTTATACAGGTCATCAATCTCTTGCTGCGTCAGCGCGTGACCTTCTTTGGCCTGATCGGTGATTTGCTTTCGAACATCCGTGTCGATCTTTACCTGAGCAAGATAAATTTGGCGTGCATGGTCAGACCTTCCGAACAGGAGTAACTCCTGGCTTACCGCATCCTTCTCTGCCGCGATCATACGATCCCAGCCACCGACTAGATTATCAATTGACTTTTTCCGCCCGAACTCTGCTTCACTCGTCGAATTAGCGGCGCCGCGGATGATGTTTGCCCGCTTTTGCAAAAGCACAGCAAGCTCACCGTTTGCCTTCTCGCGCGCCGACTTTTCTTCCTTGCCATCGGCAATACGGGCCTGCTCCTTCAGGATCGGGATTTCGAGGTCGATCTCTCGCAGTTGGATATCTCGCTTTTTGGCGTAATACCCTTCTTGGCTGAGCTGTTGCAGCTTGTATTGTGTCTCGGCGTCCGCCAGCTCGCCCGCCATTTTCTCCTTCTGGAGATTGCGGTTATTTTCCAGCTGGGTAAGCGTGACGTTGTTCAGATCGAAATACTTCTGCTTTACCTTGTCCACCGCCTTCTTGATGTCGGTATCTGATGCGCCAGCTTCGAGCCCTTCGTTTGTGACCTTCTCTATTTCTCGACGCTGCTGATCCGCCTTAGAAAGAGTGCCCTCCATTACTTTGGACCATTCTAGTCCGGCCTGGCGGAGCTTTTCTGACGCCGATGCCTGCTGTGCGTCCCAGGCATCCTTTTCAACCTGACCTTGCAGAACTGCTTCGCGCTTGAGCAGCTCCGTCAGTTTCGACGCTGCGGTCGCCCTAGCCATCTCTGCCGCGTCACCCCGATCTCCTCCGCCAGCCCCAGCTGGCTGGCGGGCAAGCTTAATTTGCTCCTGCACTTCGGCCAACTCTTGGGCGGGCGTCCTTTTGCGACCGACACCCAGAAACACATCCCAAGCTTTGGCGGCAGAATCCTTAGCGCTCATCCAGGCGCCCTCGATCAAGCCGAGGCTATCTTTCATCGCCTTCGCTCGATCAGCAAAAGCAGATGCGTAAGCTTTCTGCGCGACCTCGGCGGCCTCTTCGCCCTTCCCCTGATCCTGCAGGGCTTTGATCTGCTCGTACGTCGCGACAGTCAAGTAGTGGTAAGTCTCACTCAGCTTCAGACTGGCCTCGACCGGCGATTTGCCCAGCTCAGCGAAGTCCTTCACCGTATCCTCGACGCTGCGGCCGATGTATTTCTGAACCTGGACAGCAACAGTGCCAAACTGCCTCATGTTCTCAGCGCCAACTTGACCAGTACTTGTAAGGGCGGCCAAAGCCTCTGCCGCACCAGCTTGAGTCCCGATCGTTTTGCTGATCTCTGCGGCGTAGCTCGAGAGCTGACTGGTGCTCGCGCCAGCCGCGCTTCCGGACATGATGATGGCCCGAGTGTAGCCATCGGCCTCCTTTGAACCTTCAGCGTATGCGTACGCCAAGGCGCCGAGAGCTGCAGCACCGACGGCGACCGGACTCACAAGTCCAAGAATCGAGGTGCCAACGCCTCGGATCGTCGCAGGAACGCTACCGAAGGAGTCGCGAAGTTGACCGCCCTGCTGAAGAAGAACTAAGAACGGCGATTGGCCGCCGGCCAACTGCGTTGCCACGTCCGTCAACTGAGCCGGCACCATGCGCATTGCATTCGCGATCTGCCCAGCGGACGCCCCAGCCGAGGTGGCGGTTCGGGCCTGAGCTTGCTCGACTGCACGCAGCTGGTCCAAATATGGCCGCAGTGTGTTCGGGTCAATGCCGCGCTGACGCGCCATTACTTCATAGTAGGCTGCCGTCTGACGGCCGCCGGACTCCATTGCCGCCGTCGTACGCTGGATCGAACCGATAATGCTGCGGCTCGCCGTTTCGACATTCCGCGAGGACGCGGCAGCGCCGGACCCCACGTTGCTGACGGCTTGCCCGGCGCGCTGAGCGGCATCGATAGCCGGACGCAACCCGGCCTCAACCCCAGTAGCATCTGCCACAACGCGAATTGTTGCTGTGTTCGTGATCTCAGACATTTATCCGCCCATAAAAAAACCGCCACGAAGGCGGTTCATTAAACAAAAAGCCAGCTTTCGCTGGCTCATCGTATTAATAATCAGTATTTCTAGTCCACTTTGTACGCACACACTCGAGCGCGATGCCCTCTTTGGGCTGTTCGGCAGTAAAGCATTTGAGTGCTGCTGATCTATACGCGCTTTCATAGATAGGCAGCTTCGGCATCGGGCATTTGTTCGCCTGCATTAAAACTAAATTTGACTGAATCAGATTGCTAGCAACCACCTTCTGAAGCTTCCTGTTTGTCTCGCGAGGAGCGCTGTCATCGAGCGTTCCGTTGATGCTGTAATAAGCAAGTTCTTTAACACTCGCCTCTACCTCGCCGGCAAGAGCGTCACAAGGACCTTGTTGAGCTGAAACCTTATCTGCAGCCTGAGCAAACCCGCAGGCCGCGACCAGCAGCACTCCAAATATTGTTCGCTTCATTGCACTCTCCTTATTGTGATGAGTGCAATATATTACCGCAGTGCAAACAGTGAACACGAAAAGCCCTCCGAAGAGAGCTCTCGCTTTCTACCCATGCCGCGCCGGACCGGGCCCGACCCAACCATAGAACGCAAAAGGGGTGGTCGACTTAACCACCCCTTTTATGTTTACCAAAAAGAAATGTCTTTATGCTAAATTATCATTTCCAAATGACAATTTTACGGAGGCAAGCTGTGGCAAACAATCTTTTCGTTTCGTATGACCTGATTGCTCCGGACAGGGACTACGCGAAAGTCACCGAAGCAGTTAAGTCACTCGGGAGTTGGGCTAAGCTTGAGTACTCGATGTTTTACGTCAAGAGCGTTTTGAATGCGGAGCAAGTTTGGTCATCTATGACCGCTAACGATAAGCTCATCGTTATTGACGCCACCGGAAACAACTTTTACTCCTTCAACCTTCCTGCAGACGTCGTTAAACATATGCAGGAACAGTGGTACCGCTGAAAGCCGTTATGGACTTCGATTCCGAAGAGGCTAAGCGCGTCCTCACAGCCTTACAAGCCTTTGAAACCCGCATCAATGAGATGCTTCACGATGCCGGCAACGGGCCAAAGTTGGCGCCCTGGATGGAAGACAATCTCCGCGCGAGGACGGTCGATCTTAAAGCGGACATCAAGGCTGCGGCGAAGCGCGGAAAGATCAACGATGATCGAGCCCCGCAAACGATCTACGAATCGGCTTTTTTCGACCCTGCGATGCGCGAAGCTTCGGCGAGGTTCATGCTGCGCACCGATACTAATCCATCAAGCCAGAAGTGGCGCTCAGGGATACACACGGTCCTGGGCGAGATTACGTACTACATCTATCAGTTGGAGCGGGACAGCTAACAATCTCTGTGAGTGCAAGCTCGACCACCGCAAGCTTCAAAAGTAAGTGGTCCTGCATGCATTCCAAGTGCTGAAGCGAGAGCGCTGGGCCTTCGACGCGGATGCGCTCGAACAGCCAGCCGGCCATCCGGACTGAGTGGATCAAATCATTCTTGGTGTAGCTGCCGTATTCTCTGCGGTAGTGCCGCATTGACCACTTTGCCTTAACTCGAGCGCGGCGTAGGTTTTCTTCCGACCCAGCGGACAACGAAGTTGCACTCATCTCTCCATCACTCCTTCTCAGCCATCACCCGCAGGGCTTCGTGCTCCATAGCCCGAATATCCTGCTCGAGCTCGTCCGCCTCTTCGTCCGACAGCTTCATGCGGTCGAGCTTGGCGAACAGCACCAGGTAGTCTAAGCCGGTCGCGCCGCCCATCCCTACTCGCCATTGCGTCTGTAAGTCGAGGAAGAGGAAGTAGGCCCGCTCGTTCTCGGGCCATAGCTCGACCGCTTCGCACTCCATATCCTCGGGCAACATGCCGGCCGCCGCGATCTCATGCTCGCTCGGCGCCGGCGTGTACATGGCCCGAGAGGCGCTTACGAGTTTCCCAGGCGGCCTTCGTTGATGGCCTTGCGATAGGTCTCGATTGCGGCCGAGATGGCGGCCGGCACTTCGTCGGCCAGCTGCTCGACCGCGGCGCGATCGAACTTCTCGTCCAGGTTCCAACCTTCGACGACCTGCATCAGGTAGTCCACCTGCAGGGAGACGTCGCGATCCAGCATGTCGACCTGCTTCAGCGGCTCGATCGACTCGCCTTTGTCGGCCTTCGACTTGATCGAAGCGATATCGGCTTCGTGCTGCGCCTGGGCGGCGGCTTGCACCTCGTCGGTCAGCTTGGCGAGCTCCTTGCGGCTGCGGTATTTGTACGTCAGCTCCATGCTGCCCTCGCCGCCCTCCACCATCGCGAAGGTGATGGTACGAGCGAACGATTTCGGGCGGGCGCCCAGCTTGATTTTCTGTGCCATGGTTATTCTCTTTCGGAATCGGAA